CATCAGATAAGAAAGTTCCTTCTAATATCCATTTTTCAACAACAACACCTGTTGGGTCTAACATCTCAAGGTCAATGTTTTTCTTATACCCCGCAGCGTATCCCATACGTCCTGTAACAGATTCCGCACATAAACGAACCCATTCCATAAGTGCTTGTGATGCTGAAGGCCCAATTGGGTCTCTAAATTTAACATTAATTGTTCCCCAAGTAAATCTACCCGCAACATACGTTGAAGTGTTTAAAAATGGTATTTCAACATCTTTAATTGTTATATGTGGTCTAGCAGCAGATTCTACGAACCATTCGTTAATCCCTAAAGTAGATGGAAATCTTACAATAAACCTATTTTGTCTTTTTGGTTCATACGGGATGGGCATTTTCATTAATAAATCAGCCATTTTCTATTTGTTTTTAATTTTTATTTTTTTATCTTGTTTATTATAAATATTACCTATTTAATTTTTTTTCTCTTGACTTTTAGAATTAAAAAACTTATCATTCTAGAAATCCTAGTTTTTATATTAATAGTTAATTTATTAATTTTTATTTATTACTTTTTTTTATTATAAATATTTTAATATTCTTTTTTAATTCCTCCTGCTGTTGAATATGTTTTAATTATATTTTCTGGGTCTTGCTCAAAATGTTTTTTCACAACCTCCACATTTTTTAAATCGTCATCAGAAAAACCAATCTTAGGAACAAAATAATTATTTATTTTATTTTTTAAAAAAGCTTTCTTTTGTATATGTTGAGACATTGCCTTGACATAATTAACAAATTCTTTTAACGCATTTATTTTACCTTGTTCCGGATTTGTTGCCGAACCTTCACCATAAGTTACAGGATAAAATTTACACAAGTCCAAATATTCTCGAATCATCTCTCTTTTAGAGACATTTTCCTCATCCGCTAAATCACGATATTTTTCTAAATTTCTAACTAATTCATCTGAATCGATTCCGTTTGTGTTTGACACAATATAGTTGTAACAAGCTTCTTTTAATACCGATGGTGTATGTCCTCGAGCGGTAACAATTGAAAAAATTGAACCGTTATTAATCGCCTCAACAAAATCAGGCCAAGCCGGTGCTGGTTTTGCAGTTATAGCATCAACAATATATTGTTTATCACCCTTAACACCAAACCATCTAAATGGGTCGTTTGCAAACCCTACAATTGTATGACCATCAAAATCAAAAGGTTCTTTTCCAACTTCTTCTCTATAAGTCGCAAAATCTTCTGTTGACATCCCAACTTCATCCCCCTCTTCATCTTTTAATATTATTTTTGTTGGCATTGAGACAATGTTATCATCCCAATCAAATGCGTAATACTTCTCATCGGGGGCACCAAACTCATCAATTCCTTCTTTTATTCTATTTTTTAACATATCTTCAAATTAAGGCTTATTATGACCCACTATTACAATGGGTCATAATTTTTTTATTATATATTCTCGAAAGAAGCTCCGGTTGGAGTAATATAGAACGTAATGTCTATAAATTCTAACGATTTGGTTGGTTTGATATAAATCTTACCTGTCATTTGATTTCTATCTAAATCAGCAGTGTCTGACGATACTGTAACTCGGAAATCATATAAACCTCTGTCTCTTCTGATTGCATCCAAGATAGGGTTAACCGCGTCTAAGAAATCTTGTCTTACTTTTTGGTCGTTTTGTTCAAACAATAATCTTACAGATACCGCTGAAATCAATTTACGAGCTTGAAGTAATAATCTTCTTACATTTATTCTATCAAGTGCTGATTGTGCTACTTGTAGAGTTTTGTTACCCCAAATTACCGTTCCAACATCAGAGAAAGTTGCAATTGGATTGATACGTCCTTGATAAAGGGTGTCTCTATCTTCTTGAGTAAGTTTCTTTCTCGCTTTGATTGCATTTACGATACCTCTTGTATAACCTGCCGCTGCAAACCAAGGGAAAGCAATGTTGTCGGTTAACGCTAAGTTTCTAACAACTTCTGCCGTTGGTGGTAAATAGATTTGTGTGTTGTTAACACTATCTCTTGTTAATACCCAAGGGTAGTAAGTTGCCGTATAGTTAGAGTCAATACCTCTGTCGTCTAATTCATTTACCGCTTCTTGAGGGTATATTAACGCAGCTGGGTCAGGACTCGGAATGAATAAATTACTATCCGCTGTTGTACAAATATATAATGAGTCAGCTCTGTTGAACTCAATCATCTCAATAGCGTCTTCGACCAAATTAGAGTTATTAGTATAATCAATACCCGGAGTTACAAATAAATTAATATTAACCGCCTCAGGATTTGAGAATGTTTGTTGACCCAATAAGTAAGCGTAGTAATCGGTGTTTGCCCAATCAACACTATTATTACCGACTTTGATTTGTTTAAACGCTCCCCAACCTTTTGCCGTAGGATATTTAATATCCGAACAAGCTCCTTGTAAATAACCTGATGTTCCTAACTTAAATCTATCCGTATTAGTTCTCGATTCTCTATAGATATCCCAACCATCAAACCCTCCTTGTACTAATAATGTGAATTTACGTGAGTATATTCTGTAGTAAGGACTTGTTTCATCCGCAGGGTCAGACGTAAATGGTGCATCCCCAACAAAAAATTCTGGATTAGATGTTCCCGGATAAACAATTGACGCCGCATTAATATCCATATGGAAACCTTTTGTTTTATATGACCAATCAGCTCCTTCCGTTGCAAAACACACATCTAACGGCATTTGTTTTCCTTTGTATTGGAAGAAATCAGGGTCATATCCTGTTCCATATCCTGTAGAAATACCTAAATAAGTTCTACGAACATTATCTCCCGGACTTTGGATTGCCAAGTTAGAACCTGAACTTAATCCAAATGGGGGGTCAAAAACTACTTCACCAGCATAATCATATTTAGTTTTGTAGATTGGGAATGGTGACCTAGATGTACCATAATTTCTAAACGTAAATCCTTGGAAACCACAAGGTAATGAGTCAATTGGTGCATCCTCATTCATTTCAACCATAATGTATTTTGAATTTAATGCGTATTCTCCATCTACTGTACCAATTTTTTGACCGACAAACGAATTATCCTGAGGGTTCATTGAACAATTTGTGAATTTCTCAATAACAACAGGGTTGTTATCTGTGTCGTAAAAATCTCTAACTAAAATGTCAAAAGTTAAATTATTAAATGACATATTTGCTATTGAAATTTTAACCTCAGTATTTGCGTCATTACCATCGGAAATTGTTGTGAATCTAAATAAGTTATAAACTTTACTACCTCTTACTTCTGAAACAACCCAAGGAGATGATGGTGTTTGATATTTTTCTAAATAAAACGCTATTGAGGATAAGTCGTTTCCTTTTGCTCTTGGTAAAGATAATAAATCACAATCTATACCTCTAATATACCCTTTATTGTAACCATAATTTAATAATGTTTGAAATTTTTCCTCAACAAATAATGGAACTGTTGTTCTAGGTTTTGCAAAGTTAGAAGAACCAAATACTTTTGATATGTATTTAGAATCTGATTCACTAAACGATGTCTCAAAGAAAAATGTATTACCTCCCTTATCAGTTATGTTTAATCCAAATTCAGCATAAGGATTTTTACCAATGGTTGAATATCCACCTGTACAATTCATTGTTACATTAGTAAGACCACTTACTTGATACTCAGGTCCGTCACTACCTGTTCCATAAGTTGCAATACCTCTTGAACGAAGTGTTGCAATTACTAAATCGTCATAATCTGTATAAGAAGTTCCTGTATAAACATATACCACACCTCTAACACTACCGGTATAACAAGTTTTGATTGTTCCGGAAGTATGGTTTCCAGTATTTCCTGATGTTATTGGATTACAAGGGTTTTGTATCTCAACTGTTACAGAGAAAGATGTTCCTGTTGAACTACCATCATTTGGTATTAAAGTATAAATTACTGAACCACCAGCGAAATTATTAGTAGTTACACCACTTGTTTGAACTGTGTTACCAACTTTAACTGTTGTACAACAAGCACTAAACCCCGCTATAACATTTGTTAATGATGCTCCTGAAAAACTTGCGAAAGGTAAAACAACACTAATTGTGTTTGTGTTATAATTAATACTTCCTGAAACTCCACTTACACTAAATGAATAGAAAGATGAACAATTTGATGAGGTTGAACTTTGAGCGAGAGTATCTATTACCGTATAATAAGAACTACCTGAATAACTACCATAATTATTATCAAATAATGCGTAATACCAAGGGTCATTCTCAGGTGCTGTATAATCAGATAAATGAGAATCAACATTGTTTACACCAAATACATTTGTTAATTTTGTGTGACCACCTGAAACTAAATTATCGTAGTCATCACCTAATATTGTACCATAACAATACAACGATGTTGCTGATGTTGAAAGAGTTGTAGGAGAACCAATAACATTAAAAATTTGTTGTTGGAAATTTGAGACAATTGTTGATGTTGTCCCATTAAAGTTTTCATAAGTTTCATTAAACTTATTTGTTATAATTGATTCATCACCGGTAATTGGTCCAAACACTACTGAATTTATATCATTGTTACACCCAGTAAACGGTAATGTAAATGAATATTCAGTATATCCCGTACATACACTTTCGCATAATGCGTAATCGTATGAACTACCTGAACAACTGAAATCAACCGTTGTTTTATCAACATTTGCTATTGTTTTAAAAGACCAAGATGGTCCCGCGTCATATCCTGACAATCCCAAAACTCTCGTAACAAACAATTGATTTGATTGTTGTAAATAAGATTTTGCGATATACGAAGCTTCATACTTCGGTATTTGTGTATTAATAAATTTTTCAGGTGATGTCCCCCCAAAGAAGTTAGTAAATTCATCAAAATTTCGTATAAAGATAGGTTCGAATGCTGGTCCTTTTTGTGTTTCACCAACAATACCTAATGTGGTAACTCCCACACTCTGTGCTACGAAACTTAAATCAACTTCGGAAGTATATACCCCGGGAGATACGAATACTTTGCTGTTTGTTGCCATTAGTTTGTTTTGTTTATAATTTTATTTATATATAAATATTAAAAAAAAATCAAAATACTTTACTTCGTAGCAACTATTTATATTTTAGGGAGATTATTTTCTG